GCCTTGGGAACAAAAAGGGCCGTCGCTCTCTGTGCCTGTTACGTCGAGTGGTTTTCAACCGAAGTTCGAGGGTGACGTAGATTTTATTTCTCGTAATCTTCGTATTCAGACGACTAATGCGGTTACTATTTCGGGTGCTGCTCCTGCCTCGGCGCAGAATCTTGTTTTCGGTGATCCGACCGGCCTGGAGGTTGATTTAGGCCAGATACGCGAGGCAATGGCACTCCAACGGTTTGAGGAAGCTCGTGCAAGATTTGGCTCCAGATACGTTGAATATCTCCGTTACCTTGGCGTTCAGTCCAGCGATGCTAGACTGCAACGTCCTGAGTATCTCGGAGGTGGACAGGCTACCATCCAGTTTTCAGAAGTGCTCCAAACTGCAGAAGGAACTGATCCTGTCGGTGATCTTAAGGGACATGGAATTGCTGCTATGCGATCCAATCGCTACCGGCGCTTTTTTGAAGAGCACGGTATTGTTATCTCGCTCATGTCTGTTCGGCCCAAGCCGATCTATATAAACGCTGTGCAGAAGCTTTGGTCTCGGGAGACTCGCGATGAATATTACCAGCGTGAGCTTGCGCACATCGGGCAAGAGCCGATCCAGAACCGTCAAATCGACGGTCTGCATTCCAATCCTACCGATACATTCGGTTATCAAGATAGGTACGACGACTATCGTCGGGCGTTCTCTAGCGTTGCAGGTGAGTTTCGTACCTCGACGCTCAATTATTGGCACCTTGGGCGTGAGTTATCAGATCCAGCTCTGAACTCTGCGTTCATTACCTGCAATCCGACTGAGCGCGTTTTTGCGTCGAGCTCGACGGATGTTCTTTATGTGATGGCGCGCCATTCGATCCAGGCGCGTCGTATCGTCAACAAGTCGAGCGCTCAGTCGTTCGTGTTCTAAGGAGGCTGTCATGGTGTTTCGTGTTAAATTTTGGGGCACTGGGCCCAAGTCGAAGGCCATCGTTGATCCCGATGGCACTATTATTTCGGACCTCGATGAGCGCGGCGCCGAGGTTCTCGATAAGACTCCGATCGCGCCGCCGATCGGTTATAACAAGACTAAAAGCATGATGGAAATCGTGCGTGAAATGGTCGTTTCGGAGAAACTTGCTATGGATGCCCGCAGTGCGGGCTATGAGACGTTCGAAGAAAGTGAAGATTTCGACGTCGATGATGATTTTGATCCTAGCACGCCTTACGAGAATGATTTCGATCCTACCATCCCTGAGTTGCGTGCTGCTTTGGAAGAAGAAAAGGGGCGTGGGGCGAAAGCCCCACCTGTTCCGGCATCGCCGGCAACGCCGGAGCCAAAGGCTCCGTCTCAAGAGCCTCTTAAAGATGGCTCAACCAGTGAGTGAGTGATTTAGTGGGTTTCCTTGATACCCACTATTATAGGTGACACCGAGGACGGAACATGGCCAGACGGAACGGAAGGACATTTACAACCGATGAGGGAACGCGGGTTACCACTGCTAACCCTATCGGAACGATGCGTTCAAATTTTCTGAATCGGTTTCTAACGTTCCGTCCTCCTGTCACCCCTATACTTCCTGACGATAGACGGACTTTTCACCCTGATGATCCCTACCGTGCGCCGTGGGCATCACCTCGCTACGCGGCGCAACTGGTGGTCAAAAATGGACGAAAAGCCGTATTCAAGGGCGTCAAGCTCTATCAAGCTCCTCCTGCAACAGTCGGTTTTCGCAGGCCCGACAGAGTGGCGTTTTGTGTTAAGCGAAAGACTCGACGGGAGGTCCTTCTTGCGCTTGGACGTGGTGGCCGGAACAAGCGAGGGAAAAGAAACTATACGAGCCAGTTTTCATGTCGCTAGCTCGGGCGACATTTCGAGGATTTAAACATGTCGTTACTCGGTACTATCGCAGGTCCTCTTATTGGTGCTGTCGGTTCGATATTCGGCGGTATGCAACAGCAATCGGGTGCTGTTAAAGGCGGTAAGATTGCCGCTCGGGCCACGCTCAAAGCTGGCCGTATGAATGCGCGAATGCAGAAACTTTTTGCCCAGCAGGGCATTCGGTGGCGAGTTAAGGATGCAAAGAAAGCAGGGCTGCATCCTCTCGCTGCTCTTGGGGCGCAGACGACATCGTTTGCGCCCTCTTTTGTTGGAGCTACGCAAGCTGGTCAAGGTATTGCTGATGGCGCGGCCGCTATGGGTCAAGGTATTTCGCGGGCCGCGTCTGCGTTTGGTGATATTGGCGAGCGCATAGAGAATAGCGGATATATCGCTCAGCTACAGAAATTGCAGCTTGATAATATGGCGCTGCAAAATCAAGCTCTCGCCTCTCAGATTGCTGTTATGAACCAGCCGGGAAATCCTCCGGCTGCTCCGTCTCCAGCTAATCGTTATCTCATCGATGGCCAGGGGCAAGCGGTCAAAGGCAACCTGGTCGTTGATCAACCGTTAAAGAGGACTGCCGGTGATCCTGCTCGTTTGTCTCAAGAAGCTGGTGCTGTCACTGATACGGGCTTTCTGCGTACTAGGTCCGGTTGGTCTCCTACTCGAAGCGCTGATGCTGCCGAACGTCTCGAAGACGACGTTCTCGGTTCTATCCAGCATTTTATTCGCAATCGGATTTATCAGCCTCTTAAGGATCTCAATGAGGGTGCTCCGTTTCCTGCTCCGAAGGGCAAGTACTGGGGGTTCAATCATATAACGGGAGAGTATATCCTTAAGGACGGTTCGCCGGGGTTCTTTAAAAAGACCCCACAAGGTTGGGATTTTAATTTCTGAAGGGAGGTGAGTTTATGAGGTATCGTCGCAAGCGGTACGGTCGCCGGAAGTCATTCGGTCGCCGTCGCGTTTCGTCCAGGCGCAGGGTTCGTGCCGTTCGTATTGGGGCGCGGTTCTGATGAAGTGCCGCAATCCGTTTATCAAGGATGGCATGGCGTACGGCTGCGGCCAATGTATGCCATGCCGTGTTAACAAGCGGCGTATATGGTCTTTTCGTATTGTTCTCGAAAGTATGCAGTATGAGAACAATGTTATGTTGAATTTGACTTATGATGATGATCATTTGCCGCGCGATGAACAAGAGCGCGGCATTTTGGTACCTAAAGACATGCAAGATTTTCTTAAGCGTTATCGGAAGGCTATTGAGCCGGAGCGTGTTCGTTACTTTGGTTGTGGTGAGTATGGTGACAACAGTTGGCGTCCACATTTTCATATAATTGTATTTAATGGTCAGAATTGCGTATATGGACAGACTCGTCCATCGCGTGTAAGTAAGAGTTGTTGTGTGGTGTGTGATAATGTTCGCCGTATTTGGGGTAAGGGTAATGTTTTTCTCAATGAGGTTAATGAGAAGACTGCTCAATATACATGTGGTTACGTTACTAAGAAGATGGTCGATAAGGAAGACTATAGGTTGAAGGGGCTTCCTCCAGAGTTTGCTAGAATGTCTCTTAAGCCCGGTATTGGTCGTGATATGATGTGGGAAGTTGCTTCATCGTTGTTACAGTTCAATCTCGTGGATGAGCAGGTTGACGTTCCGTCAACGCTGCGGATGGGAAATCGGATATTTCCTATAGGTCGTTACTTGCAGAACAATCTGCGATTGATGGTAGGTAAGGATGCGAAGGCACCTGAAGAAGTTATCAAGAAGCTCCAAGAGGAATTGCAGCCTTTGCGGTCGGCTGCGTTCGAAGGTTCGCGCTCTTTTAAGAAGGAGGTCGTACAAGCGGGTGATCAGGCGGTAAAGAATATGGAAGTTCGTCAACGTATTCATAGGCAACGGAAGGATAAGCTATGAAACGCTCAAAGTTTTCTCTCTCTCATTACAAGCTGCTCTCGTGTGATATGGGCGAGCTTGTTCCTATCTCGGTTCTAGAAGTATTGCCGGGAGATACTATCCAGCATGCTACCAATGCGGTAATTCGTGCTGCTCCGCTGCTTTCGCCGGTTATGCATCCTGTGAATGTGCATATTCGGCATTTTTTCGTGCCTAATCGGATTATTTGGGACGATTGGGAGGATTTTATTACCGGAGGTCCTGATGGCAACGATACGTCTGTGCATCCTCTTATTGCAATCGACGCTACTGTCGGTGCTGTTGGTGGCTTGGCTGATTATATGGGTTTGCCGAAGCCTACTGCTCCTTCCTCGTATTATGTTAATGCGCTTCCCTTTAGGGCGTATGCTCTTATTTGGAACGAGTACTATCGTGACCAAGATTTACAGACAGAGCTTACTATTCAGACTAATTCCAATATTGATACGACGACTTCCACGGTTTTGAAGTCGGTGAATTGGGAGAAGGATTATTTCACTACTGCGCAGCCTTGGGAACAAAAAGGGCCGTCGCTCTCTGTGCCTGTTACGTCGAGTGGTTTTCAACCGAAGTTCGAGGGTGACGTAGATTTTATTTCTCGTAATCTTCGTATTCAGACGACTAATGCG